TGATAAAACAGTTTTTTCTCTAGATGCAACTCTAGGCATTGTTTCAACAGCTTTTAAAATCATGTTCCGATATAATGGAAATTCATCATCCATAACTCGTTCAATATAATTGCTAAGACTACTAAGGCAACTTCTCATTCTATTAAATCTAGCAGATCCCCATTTTAAATCAGAAACACAAAATGAGAAGAACTGTGAAAATTCAGATTTTTTAATGTCTACAAAAAACTTATTGTCTAAATTCTCCAATACAAAAGAAAAGAAGATATTCAAATCACTTGCGTAACCAGACACGGTTTCAGAAGATGAACGGGTATCTTTCTCTCTCAAAAAAGATCTTATTAATTGTTTATTTTTATCGTTAAATAACTCTGTCTTTTCAGGCGAAGTTATTATTTGTTTGTATGTTTTACGACTCATTATATATTTTTATTCCTTTCTTATTTTATTATCCCTCCCCATAAAATCACAGTTTCATTGGGTTATAATTTTATTACACCATTCTCGATAAGCCAACAGCACACTACAGCTGTGGCGTCCGATTCATCGTCATTATTAAATTTAAGTTCTGGAAATCTTTTCAATATTTTTTGTTGTACTATTGCCTTATCAGATCTTCCATCCCCAGTTATAATTTTTTTCACAGAGCTTGGTGCATAGCATTTTTGAGTTGCATCCCAGAAAATATATGAAACCACACCAGTTGTTTTAAAAATTGCTTGCGTACTTAATGCATGTCTTGAAAATCCAGATTCTAAAATAATCAGATTTGTTGGATATTCTTTTTTCAATTCCAATAATTTATCTGCAATAGCTTTTAACCTATCTTTATGTTCCTGCTTGCTAGTAGTCGGAATACTTATTATTTTAACTGGGTTTCCTTTTTCATCAAATATGGCACATCCGGTGTCTGACATAGAAATGTCCAAGCCGTATATATAATTCACTTTCTTCTCCAATCCATCTTAAAAATAATGGCAGACGTAAATGAATACGTCTGCCTAATACCTCAAATCAATATAAACTATTCGCCAGCGCGTTTTTCAGCAGCATCTTCAGCGGCAATAGAGCCAATAAGAACGATTAAAACTGCATCAATTGATTGCCAAACTGTGGCAGGAAATTCAGGAACAAACTGAAATAAAACAGTCTGAGCCAAAGCCAACATAGCCAACCAAAACTTACGTGATTTCAATAAACTTGCCATTTTTTATTATTCTCCTTCTTTATAAATTGAATATATTATATTCTCCGCCAAACAATTCCTTTAGCGGTCATAAACCTTTCCAAAATTCCATCTAATTCGCCTGATTCCACTACACGAACTATCTCTGTCCAGTAGTCTCTCTTCATTGCAGCGTTTCCCCCAAAATCATAACCATCTCCAGACGCAATTAATGTATCCATAAATTCTCTACGATCCTCAACACTATTACCATGTTGATGTTCGTCAGCATTATATGTCATTAATGCAGGATTCATACCCACAAAAACAGATACATAATTACCTACGAATTGAGTTGCTTCTTGTTCCCACGCTCCCAAAAAACCACCATTCATGCCAAGTCGTTGATAATAATCGCCTTCAGGGACATCATAAACATTGTTCATAATTGATTCTTGAATTCGTTTTACAAGCCAATCAGCAACATTTTCGATAACATCAACAAAATCATTTCCAATTATTTTTAGGAGCATCGCGTCGTTTGTTATAGGTAGGTTTGACATCAACAACCTCCTTTATTTCTATTTTGCTGTTATTTCGCTTGTCTGTAATGTTTTCTTGGTATCCACACTCATCACATACCCTAAACGTCTCAACCCAACTTGCCCCATTCTCATCATCCACAACATCAATAATTCTCATATCTTTGCAGTCACAATCAGGGCATTTATGTTTGATTCTTTTTCTAAACTTTTCTTTCACAGTCATAATTATCTCAATATAATCCTAATAGAATCAGTATTTTATGGGGTATTTTCAACAGGTTTATCCACAATATTAGGGTAAACTTCTTTGAGTTGTGAAAGCGCGGGAGATAAAGATTCGGTTAATGCTTTTATGCCTTCTGGAGAGAAATCTATTTTAGAAATATTATCAATAAACCCATCAATATTATCAATTAATTTATGTAGTTTACTTTCCAGACCTTTTTCTTGTTTATGAAGATTATATACTTTTTCAACATTGATTTTTAAATCAAAATAATTTAAAATATTTGCTTTAACTTTTTCCCACAATCCAGAACTAACTACACTATCAATATTCAAATCATCAAGATCAATATTGGTCATAACCTCTAAAACTCCAACTATAAAACCATATTCAAATTTTGAGAATGATCCTACAGCCGGCAAAGAATCAATATCTATAATCTCATTTTCTTCTTCAGATGCTTGAATAGCATAATTAGCAATAGCTCTTTCTTGAGCAGGGGTGGCATATTTATTTACTTCTATTTCTTGTCCGTTGAAATCAAATTTATTTTTTTCAATTTCTGAAAAGATTAACTTTATTTTATTTTCTTCCATTTTTCCTTTATCCTAAAATTTATATAAAATTTTTATTGTATTACTTTTACTAATAAAACTACTACACCAGCAATAACTCCACCACCCAAAATAAATCCAGTAATAAGTTTACCTAAATTTTCTTTAACTAACAACATCCAATCAATTTTGCCCTTATCCTCAATTATTTCAACTGTTTTTTTTAGCGTCCCTACGTCATCTCTGGTTAATTTTATTTCATTTTGTAACCCTATAAGTGTTTTTTCAACATTAGAAATAACATTAGAAAATTTCTCTAATGCTCCAGAAAATTGATCTTGTATTTCTTGCCCATTTTTAACAAGAACTTCCATCACAGCACCATTTTTGTCTATTACATTTACACGGTCTTCTAATTTTCCTAACCTTTTTTCCATATCTTCCTGCTCCATAATCCCTCCCTTGACTTTAAATTAGTTTAATGATATCTTTTTAAAACTATTTGCCAATGTAGCGCGATAGTCATTAAACAATATCAAAATCAAGGGCATCATGCCGACAGATTTTGCATAGTTTTTTGAATAAAATCGCTTACACGTCTACTTCTAAAAATATATTTTTTATCCATCTAACTACAACTAATTCGCTATAGGGTAGATAGTTCTTATCTACCCTATAGCCAAGGAAAGGATTTAAGCAGTAGCAGTAATAGTGGCAGTATCTGTTAAAGTACCAGATACAGAATCAACATAGCAAGCACTAATAACCGCAGTCCATCCAGCAGCAACAGATGATCCAGCGACTACAAGACCTGTATTTGCACCAACATTATAGTAGGCAGCAAGAGTTGTAGATCCAGAGGTTACATGATAACTTGCAGATGTAGTTACATCAACATATCCATTCAAACCACCACGTAAACCAATCGCCTGAAGTTGAATATTTTTGGGTAATCCCGCTGCAACAGAAAACGAGGTATCTTTACTTAAGAATAAAGTATTAACATTAACACCAGTTCCAGAGACAGGAATACGAGTGACAGTGGCATAATAATCTTTGTCAACACAATTTGCAGATTTTACAAGTTGAGCAGTACCCTCAAGTGGTTGATTAGAAACACCATTGGCAGTCATAGCCAAAGTATAATTACCTGAAACCTGAAAACTAGGAATATTAATGTGAACATAATTAACAACATTTTTGGTTACAGAATCTCTTTCCTCTGCAATAAGCGTTAAATCAACAATTTGAGGAGGTGTAAGAGCTTCTACAGTAATTCTATCAGCAGTGGTTGTATATTCATAAATACAATCACCACGCAAATTAGCACCACCACTTACGGTAATAACTGATCCAACAGGAGTTACAGTCTGTAAAGTAGCAGGATCTCCAATAAATACAGTAACATTTCCAGTAGGAGTATTTGTTAAGGTGGCACTACCAGAGGCTGAGAAAGTTACACAATCTGTAGCCAAAGCAGTAATAGAACCATTAACAACATTTGTTCCTGCATTCAAAGAAATAATATCCATATTCATAGTTGCGTCAGTAATTTTAACATCTACAACTTTATCATGAATATATGTAAATAATGTAGCATTCCCAATACCACCTTTTACGGGAGTAGATTCTGCTGTCATATTAAAGGCACTATCAATATTAGCCTTACCAAACATCAATGCAGCTTTTGTTGTAGTGTCACGTATGATAGCATTTCCAACACTAGTTAAAACACGAGTCATATTTTATATTCTCCTTTTCGTTATATAGAATTTTTATCAGTTAGCCCAGATTCTATTTTGCTGAAATCTTCTGCGCTCATTAAAACACTATCATACCTACCTTTTTTCTCTTTATGATAAAGATACGATAGGGATTTACCACTTTTCATTGTTATTTCTTTTTTTGCTAATGCAAGTGCATATATATCAAATTGTTTTTCCATTATTCTTCTATCAAATAAATCATTTAATTGCCATAACGTAAGTTCGCCTATTTCTTTGGGGAAAGAACGATATAGAGATGCAATTGTAGAAATTTGATCATTAAATGTAAGAGGATATTCTTTTTGAGTCCATCGCAATGCCTCTTCAAGATCTTCCCTAAACTCATTTACATAATCTATATCCATTCCATTTTGCTCAAGAATAATTTCTCTAAGGCTATCGAATTCTTCTTCAGAAAATTGAACTCCGTCTATGTTTATAAAAAGAACTGCATCATCAAGAGATTTTAATTCTTCTTCGCCATGTTTAAACACTTCAAATTTTACATTTTCTTTTTTAGTCACATATTTGAAGAATTTTTCAAACATTTCCATGGGCACACCACGAACTTCAATCATATATTTTAAATAATTCATTAAAAATATTCTTTTTGAAGAAGTGTCTGCTTGCTTTGGAAAAGAGAATATAATATTGAATAATTTAATGTATTCTAGATCTTTCACTAAAATTGGATAAAATTCAACATTTTTATATTTTTGAGGATATCCAAGGCAATCATTTTCTTCTTGATATATTTCTTTCAATTCTGGTTTCATGTCATTATTTTTATCCTATTTTATGGGGATTGATTACACATAATTAATTCATATCCTTTATAAGTTGCATTACCTACGTTTACGCCAGTTAATCTACAATATTGAGAAGCTTTGTAGTCAAAGAATAATCTACCAATGCCTTCTATGTCTGCACCGTTAAGTGTTTCTATTAATTTTTGAATTATAGATAAACTTCTAGGATTATAATTACTAAGCATGTTTATTTCAGAATGAGTGTAAACCTCAAATCTAATAGATTGTACGCCAGTGACGTATGTTTTAGGAATAATTGCAACAGGGCTAATTCTCAATATAGTTGCTTGAATTTCCCATGCACCATCCATTCCTGCATCGAAAAATACTCTAAAGGCAGAATTTGCAGGTGCTCCTACTCCTTTATAAATAAGCGCACCTTTTTCTGATTTGGCTAAATTTGTTTTATTCCAAGCATCATTTGTATCATATTTTAATAATTTCCATATAAGTTCAGCATCGGCACTATCCATAAGATAAGTTGCAATATTATATGGAATATTGGGTAGTAAAGTATATTTGTTATAAGCCTGTTGGATACTATCTAAAATTTGGGTTGCTGTCATAGCATATCTCTCCTTTTTAGAACTATAATTAGAACGCTCCTGCGAGCATAATTGAAATTTGTTTTGTATATGAACCAGACACGGCATTTATAAGTAATGGATAATCTAAGTACATATTGACATTCGTTATTTTAAATGAATTATTAGTAATAGTATCCATGGTATAATTAGCAACAGGTACATTAGCGTTTGCCAAAGTAAATGTAAATACATCTGCTTGTTGAACTCCGTTGGTGTATAGGTATGAGGTAAATGTTTGGGATTCACCCTCTAGGATTTGAGTGTTAGTGGAGGGGGTTACTCTGACTTCATTGGTTGTTGTACCTGAAGCGGTTACTGTTACTAAAGCTGAGGCGGTTATAGTTGGATTACCTCCCATGTAGGCAGTAGCTATGGTTGAACCTGCGGTGTTTAATGTTAGTAAACCGGAGGATGATATTGTAGATATGGTTGAGGATGAGGTGGTATAGGTTAAGGAACCGGAGGTTGGGAGTGAATTACAGAGCAAAGTGGCGTTAAGGGGATAGGTTTCTCCGACGTTGCCGGTTATGGAGGAGGCGGATAGTGATATTGAGTAAACTTGTTTGTAGTAATCTGCAATGCCCAAAGTTAGGTTGTCCGTTTGTTCATTATATTGATATCCACCCATTGTCAACGTCATTAGTCTAGCAGTTGTATCCGATAGGGTTTGTTGGTTTTGTGAATTCATTATACCATTGCCAAATAACTTCCAACACACACGTTGTTTTGGTCTACCAAATAAGAATCGTTGATTAGGTTTTACTAATTCTGTTCTTGTATTTAACTGTACGAAACAGTCACAATATCCCTGCGGTAAAACCATGTCGTCTTGCCGAACTAAGTCGCGTGTTCCAGTTATGTCGTAGTCCACGCATATTGGCTCCTGGTAGATGACTCCATTATCGTCAACCCATCTTAATTGTTCATTACAACGTCTAATAATAATATTTAATAATGTTGATTTAATGTTATCTGTAAATGTACAGATCCAATAGTTATCATCAAAATAGAAAAGACTTCCAATGGTAGGAACAAAAGTTTCATACGGATCAAAAATTAATTGTTTCCAATCATCCCCACGTTTTTCCCCTGTACTTAGGTTAATTACAGGAGTTACACGGACATCTATATTTTGGTAAGTTTGACTTGCGAAAGATGTCTCGCGTTGTATAGTAAAGACATCCGTACTATCCGTAAATAGGATATGACCTGCATATTTATAATCGTCTATTTTTATTTGTGAACCTGTTGCGGATACTGGAGATAAAGGGAAGTATTTCATTTTGTCATAATCCTCCCTCTATGGCTCGTAAAAAATCTGATTATTCCAATTTGCCCAATCTGCGTTTTTGTCCCAAGAATATTCAGCCAATAACCTATCAATATCTTCAATTGTAACCACCAAATACTCTCTTAATGACGGAAGCATAGGAGCACTCATTGAGAACTCCCTATCTTTGAAATAACGTCCAAAAGCATTGGCATTATTTACATGTTGTTGCAACCAAAATTTTATCATTACCGTTGAAAGTATATTTTTAGAACGACTAGTTAAGTCAACATTAAAATATCCTACAGATGATCCAGATCCAACTGTGTATGTAAGATCTTCTGTACATACACGCCCAAAAGCATCAATACTTTTCAATAGCCATGCTTCCGCATAATTTGTCAGGGCGCTTGAGCCACTTGTTGTATAAATTGTATTTAAGGTACTATCTTTTTCAACAGACATCATAAACAAATCAACAATTTCATCAGCAGTTGTTCCCATAGCCCTCCTTTCTTATTTGATTAAATTTTATTATACTAGTTGATATTAGTTAATATTAGTTAATATTAAAAAAGTTACCTTGTAATAAGATAACTTTTTTAATATATATAATATTTTTTTATTTATAATTCAGGGATTATTATTTCGCCTGATGCGATACGTTGTTTGAATTCTTCAAACTGTTCTTTTGTATTTTTACCATGATGATAAATTTTATGATATAAAATATGAATATCTTTTCGCATTACTGCACCTAGTCCATATTCCATATTTAATTCAGCAATACGAGTTACAACTTCTTCCCCATAATAGCTATATAAGTTCCAATAATATCTTTCATCACTTATGCCAAATTCTCGAATAGCCTCTTTTGCTATCGTTTCAAAAGATGTTATATGATGGACATCCAGTGGGACATTACTTTGTCCTGTAATACAACACTTATAATTTGCCTCGCGTAACGATGCGGTAGTCCATGGATCTAGTCTTGCTCTTGCGGCAACCCATATTGGACTTACTCCGCCCTTCCAAGAATGACCATTCTCTCCACGTTGGTTTTTACCACGTTCAATAATTTTACATTGCTTGCAAGTAGGGAATTTTACAAAATCTTTTACCATTCTTTCAGTTATATGACTCTCTGAACATTGATATTTAATTTTACTACTTCCGTCTTTGTATCCATTAGGGAAAGAAATAAATTTTAATTTATTGTCATCTAAAATATTTATTAGGTCTGAAATTGGAAACCTATTTATGTAAAAATTATTTATCCTACATATATCACAATTATTATTTCTTTTAAAATTATTAAAACTTCTATAAACAACATGTCCACAATCATTATATTTTATTCCAACAATGTCATTTATATCTTTTGGCAATAAATTAGAAAAGCTACAATTGTGTTCATCTAAATATGTTATCGCATCTTCTAATGAAAATTTTATCCCAATCTTTCTTTTTTTAGGCTTGCAGATAGGGCATTGTCTTTTTCTACCTATAAAACGATAAGCAAAATCTCTCCATATATTACCACACATCAAACATTTTAATTCTATTTCTTTTTTAATTCCAATGAAACTTAATATTTCTACTGTATTGTCACATATTTCATTAATTCTTTTTGTTGCTTCTTCTAAAGTTATTCTCGCAGTCATTAAGCCCCTTCCATAAACCCCTTAATTAATAATATTCGAACGGAAAACTATTTAAGGGGTATAGTTTTATCAGTAAATTCATGAGGTTTACCTATCCGTTCGAGACATTTATCTTACCACACTTTTATAAATTTGTCAAGAGTTAAAACTTTACAAATTTTATTGCCTATATAGTAAAAACTAATTATTTTCTATTTTAGTCTTCTAATTTATTTCTTTCTAAACTCTCTTTTTGATCTGAGACAATTTTGTTAATGTCCATCCCAGATATTTCAGAAATTTTATGCACTAAATTCATATCAACAGTTTTCCCTTCCATAAGCATAG